GCCTTGCCGAAGCGACGTGGCGGGCGATCTCTTTCGTCGAACCCGACCTTTCGTTGGCGAATTTTCTCGAACTTCCGTTCTCGGTCGGCGAACTGATCCAGGCTTTTCCGTCGGTCGCAAGGGCGGCCGGGCTTCGACCGGGCAGAATCGAGGACCAGGCTTCACCTGCCCACGCGACGCCGGAGGCGTCGCAAATCGCGGGAAAATCGATTTCGACGCCCTGATCGCTCAGGTCGTCTCCAATACAGGCTGGAGCTGGGACGAAGCGCTCGACCAGCTGACCATGCCGCGCTTTCTCGCGCTGCGAGCCGAGTGGCGTCGCAATCCGCCCGTTCACTGGCTTGTCGCCGCTGCGCTCAAATATCGGGAACCAGGCGATGAGGCCGCGCCCCGCCAGCCGACGATTGCAGAATTGAAGGCGGCCTTTCCGAACGGCGGGCTCTGACGAACCCATGTAAGATCAAGGATCAGCGATGGTCGACGCAAACGTCTCCGTCAGCTTCAGCGCTTCGACCAACGATTTTGTCTCCCAGATCGGTCAAGCAAAGGACGCCCTGCAAAGCTTTTCGGCGCCGTTCGGGGAAATCAACGCACAATTGTCGTCCCTCGCCACCACATCGTCCCAGGCGTTCAATCCCGGCCGTCTGGAACCATATCGTAACGCGCTCTCCGCAACCCAGTCGCTTCAGCAATCCTTCGCCGCCGACGCGGCTCGAGCCGCCGCAGCCTCGCGTGCCGGCGACGCCGCTACCTACGCCGACGCGGCAAGGGCGGCGCAACTCGCGACTTCGGAGGAGGTTAGACTCCTTGCGGACGGATTGAAGCAAAAGCTTGCGCTTTACGCCGAGGAGGCTCGCTTCTACGAGATCACTCAGCAGGAAAAGCTCGCGCTGTCTCAACAGGCGGTCAGCCAGGAATACGCCGCCGAAGTCGCCGCACTGCAAAGGGAGAACGCTCTTAGCGACCAATCCCTTGCTGCAAAGCAGCGTGTCGACGACATGCTCATTGAAGCGACGCGCCGCCGGGACGATCAGATGGCGGCTTTGACGCGCTCCGCCCTGCAGCAGGAGGAGCGCGACTATCAGGCGTTCGGCAATTCGATCCTGCAGGCGTTCAATTCACAGTTGCGCGGACTCCTGACCGGAACGACCACCTGGCACAATGCGTTTCGGAGCGTGCTTGCGGACCTTATGACCAAATTCATCGAGTTTTGCGAGACGAGCGTCGAGCACTACGTTCTAGCGGAGGTGATGAAGACAGCGGCGACGACGTCGGGCGTCGCCGCGCGCACGAGCGCGGAAGAAGGCGGCGCCGCGGCCTCGCTGGGCGCGCAGGGCGCAGCGATGGTCCGTTCGATCCTCTCCTCGGCTGCTGAGACATTCGCTGGAGTATTCGGATTTCTGGCGCCGCTGATGGGCCCGTTGGCGATCGGCCCCGCCGCCGCAGCCCAGGCGACGGTCGCGGGCATGGCGGGGACCGTAGCGTCCGCGGATATCGGCATGTGGCGCGCGCCTCAGGACATGCTGACCCTTGTGCATCACAATGAGCTCATCATGCCATCGGCGGAAGCCGGCGCTTTTCGCTCGCTGCTGACGAACTCGGCGAGCGGAGCTTCGCCAGCCGCGTCGGTGGCCATTCACCCCACCACACACTTCAACGTTTCAGCGATTGATGGCGCGTCTGTCGCCTCGTGGATGCGCTCAAATAGTTCCGGGATGGCCAAGGCGCTCGATGAGGCGGTGCGGCACGGCGCGGCGCTGGGTCTGAAGAGATTGCGCGGATAGCCTTACGTCCGCCCATGACCGATGTGACCCTTACCGGCCTGCATTTGCTCCCGTCGACGGGCGAGTTCGCCTACGACACGATTTCGGCGATCGGATTTCAGCGCGGGTCCAGCGGACTCAACAATGCGACGATCATGAATTTCCTGAGCAGTTCGCCGGGCGCTCCGACGGACTACTCGAATGCGATCGGCCAGCTCCAATCGCAACATCCCGAATGCATAACGGTCAGCCTAGTCATCGCTTGGTTCTTCAATTCGGAAAACGCGTCGACCTGCAACGTCTACCCGTCGACCAACTTCCTGCTTGGCGAGTTCGAACAATATATTGGCGGCGTGTGGACGCCGGTTCACTGGATGGTTTCAAGCCTGACGGAGCAGGATTATCCGGGCATCATTCCGCTGCCCACACTGCCCGGCTCGAGCAATTTCGTCTACGGCGGCACGCCGAGCGATCCAAGTGTGGTCCGCTGCATCCGCGACCTCAAAACGCGCGGCTTCAAGATCGTCTTCTATCCGTTCCTCCTCGGGGCGGGACCGGGATTTCCCTGGCGCGGCCGCATCACCTCGAGCGGCGATCTCACGGCGACTGCAACCGATGACGTCGCGACCTTCATGGGGCAGGCGACAGTCGGCGACTTCACGCCGGATTCGAGCAATCTGACAGTCGCGTACTCCGGCGACCTTTTCGACTGGACATATCGCCGGATGATCCTGCACTACGCAAACCTCTGCACGGTCGCGGGCGGGGTCAACCTATTCGTGATCGGATCGGAGCTCCGCGGCCTCGAAACGCTCCGCGGCCCGTCGTGGACGAAAGCCGGCACGACGGACGGGTCGGGCAATGCGATCTGGGACTACCCGATGGTCGCAGCGCTCAACGCGCTCGCCAACGACGTGCGCGCGACCTTCGATAACGCCGGCTATACGAAGAACACGACGACGCTCGCAAATCTTGTCACCTACTCGGCGGATTGGTCGAGTTGGATGGGCTGGCAGCACTCCGGGGAAGACGGCCAATGGCCGCACCTCGATCAACTGTACGCCAACCCGAATGTCGACTTCGTCTCATTCGACAACTATCTGCCGCTGACCGACTGGACGACCGCCACCAACGGCGGCCTCGACGGCGACGAATGGTTGAGCCCCGTGCCGATGGGATCCTGGCCTCCATCGCCCTCGACGATGAGCGGGCTTGGACTCTCAGGCCCCCCAACCATCTATTCGACGCCCTACCTCAAAGCCGGGATTGAAGGTGGTCAATATTTCAACTGGTTTTACAACGACAGCAACAATCTCGGCCGCGGCCTCGATCCGAACGGCTCCGACCTAAAGGTGTCGTTGCCAGAAGGCGACCGGTTGGCTCAAGCTCGCAACTCGTACTCTCCCGGCCAGGAGCTTCTCGCCAATAAACAACTGCGTTGGTTCTGGAACAATCCTCATCAGGCGATTTATGCCACGCCCGCTTCTAGCGGGGGATGGGTTCCGACCGGGCCGCACACCGAATGGGTCCCGAATTCAAAGTCGATCCTGATGCTGGAATACGGCTTTGCCGCCTGCGACCGGGCGACCAATCAGCCGAACGTGTTCTTCGATCCAAAATCGACGGAGAGCTTCACCGCCTATTGGTCGATCTGGGACCCGGGCAACGCGCTGGGCTATCTGCCGCGCCGGGACGACACGATCCAGGCGATGGCGCTCGAGGCGGTTTACGAATATTGGAACGTCGACGGCAACAACGCTACCGTCGGCGGCTTGCCGATGCTCAACTGGAATTTCTGCTGCGTCTGGAATTGGGACGCGCGGCCGTTCCCGACCTTTCCGATCGAAAATCAGTCATGGGGCGACGCCGGAAACTGGGAACAAGGCTTCTGGACCAACGGCCTGCGCTCGGTCCTGCCACCGCCGTCGCCGAGCCCGTCGCCGGGACCCGGGTCGTTTGCAGCCCTCCCGGTCCTCGCGACAGTCGCCTGGTCGACCCACGTCAGGCCAAGGTTTTCGACCATGATCGTTGAGCATGTATCCGGTCGCGAGACGCGGGCCCAGCGTATCGCGAACCCCTATTTTGACCTTGAATTGACTTACGAAGTCCTGCGCTCGGCCGCCGCCTACGAGGAATTGCAGGCGATTGTAGGATTCTTCGAGCAAGCGAGCGGCGCTGACGAGCCGTTCTGGGTCGCACCGCCTGGCTTAACCGCGACCGCCGGCCAAGCGATCGGAACCGGCGACGGGGCGACGACCGTGTTTCCGCTCGTCGCGTCGATCGCCGGCTATAGCGGGCCAGTTTATGGGACGTCAGGTGTCTCCGCCGTCTATCTCAGTGGGGCGTTGCAGCCGGGCGGATGGTCCGTTTCAAGCGGATATCTACCGGCGATCACCTTCGCGTCGGCCCCAGGCTCCGGCGTCGCCATCACAGCCGACTTCGGCATTCTCTGGCTCTGCCGCTTCTCCGAAGACACGCAGGACTTCGAGGAGTTCATGACGATGCTCTGGGAGCTCCGCACACTTCGGTTGATGACGGTCAGGCCGTGAGATGACGACGCCGCCATCTTTTCCAACTCTGGCTGGCCTTGGCTGGAGCCCGCACAAAAAGCCGGTGTTTTCGACTCTGGTCGCGAGCCATGTGTCGGGGCGCGAGGTTCGCGATGCTCTCTATCAAAACCCGATCTGGCAGTTCGAACTGACCTTCGACGGCCTGTCGTCATCGCCAAGTTCATATCCAGGACTCGGCCCGAATTCGATGCAGACGCTGATGGGCTTTTTCCTCGCCTGTCAGGGACAGTATGGCACGTTTCTGTATACCGATCCGAGTGACTCGGCCGCGACCAACGTCACTTTGGCTATTGGCGACGGAACGACCACCGTCTTCGCCTTCTCCCGCTATATGGGCGCGTTCCTGGAGCCGGTCGGCTGGGTGACAAGTGTCTCGAACGTCTATCTCAACGGCGTAAATCAGGCGTCCGGCTGGTCGCTATCGACGCCCAACTCCCTCGTCTTTTCGTCCGCGCCCGGCACCGGCGTGTCCGTGGCCGCGACCTTTGCTTATGCCTTCCAGTGCCGGTTCGATTCCGACGACCAGGACTTCGAGGAATTCATGTCGAACCTGTGGAAGGCGGACAGCATCAAATTCAAATCGGTGAGGACGTCGTGATGTTTGTCGCCGCCGCTGTCTATTTTCTGGCCGGCGCCGCCGCGATGTATTTGCTCATGGCCGGCCTCTGGAAATTGTTCTGGTCATGAAACAGACCAACGCCGCTGTCGCGAACCTCATCAACGCCGCGCGCGCTGCGCCTGATGCGCCGATCGCCTTCGCCGAGTGCTTTACTTTCATCACCACGACGGGGTCGCAGTACACATGGACGAATGTCGACTATCCAGTGACCTACAACGGGTCGACGTTCCTCGCCAATGGGCCACTGGTGTCGGGCCTCAAATACAAGGGGTCCGTGGGTCTTGAAGTCGACAAGCAACAGATCACCATCGCGGCGCGCCCGACGGACCTAGTCAACGGCGCGCCGTTCCTCATCGCCCTGCGCGATGGCGCTTTCGATGGTGCTCCGGTCTATCGTGACCGTGTGTTCCTGACTGCACCGAATGGGTCCGTCATCGGCGGCGCTAGGATGTTTCAGGGCCGCATCTCGACTGTTGACAATGTCGGCAGGACACAGGCAACGCTTAGCGTTGCGTCCGACCTCGTGATCCTTGACTACGACATGCCAAGGAACCTGTTCGCGCCCACCTGCCTGCATGTGCTCTACGACGCGGGCTGCGGGATCATCCGGGGAACCTATTCGATGAACGGCGCGGTTGAGGCCGGCTCAAATTCGAACACCATCAACTTTTCCGGGGCTCGCGAGGGCGACGCGCAAGGATCGATCGTTTTCTCTTCTGGCCCCAACGCCAATGTGCGAGCGACAGTTCGCGGTGTGAACGTCGGCCTCTCCTATTCGCTGATGTATCCGCTTCCCTTTGCTCCGTCGACCGGAGACGCCTTCACGGTCGCTTTCGGTTGCGATCACACGCAAGCGACCTGTCAGGGCAAGTTCAACAATCTCGTCAACTTCCGCGGCTTCCCATACGTGCCGCCACCGCAACTGGCATATTGACCGCGAGTCGCAATGAAAGCCGAATGCTTTTTTGAGCTGTTCGCCGCCGAGCGCGGACAGACCATTCCCCGTGCCTGACGCTACGGCTGCAGCGCGAGCGGCGGCAGTCGCCGAGGCGCGGTCTTGGATCGGGACGCCCTATCATCATGCGGCTGACGTCAAAGGTCACGGCGTCGACTGCGCCATGTTGCTGGTGCGCGTCTATTGCGACCTTGGCCTGGTCGAGCCGTTCGATCCTCGCCCTTACACGCGCGACTGGTTCCTACATCGGAGCGAAGAACGCTATCTCAACTTTTTGCTGAAACTATCACGCGAGGTGCGCGAGCCAAAGGACGGCGACGTCGTACTCTTTCGTGTCGGCCGATGCTTCGCCCATGCCGGCATCGTGTCGCTGGCCGAACCGCTGACCATCATCCACGCCTTCGCCAATGCGAATTGCGTGGTCGAAGACATCATCGAACGAAATCTCGAACTATCGAGTCGAATCAAGAACGCAAAGTTCGCGAGCTATTGGGGCTGAAACCATGACCGGACTGTTTTGGGCAGCGGGTTTGCCGTGGCGCATAACGTTCGCTCGCGTCTACCCGCAGACGTGGGCAATCATGCACCAGACCGCGCCCATGCGTCAGCTCCCGTTCTTTGGCGACAGCCATGCCCCCTACTGCCGGGCGTTCCACTGCGGTCGCTGAGCTATGGGATTCCTGAAGCGTAGCAGCAACACGAAGCCCGACTACACCGCGCTACAACTCCAGACCTCCGTCTCGATTCTTCCGATCCCGATCGTTTGGGGTAAAACCAAGATTGCTCCAAACCTAATCTGGTACGCAAATTTTCAGGCCGTACCAGGTGGAAGCGGCAAGGGCGCTGGCGGTAAGGGTGGCCTGCTCGGCGGCGGCGTGTCGTCCTCGGAGTACACTTATAGCGCCGACGTCATCATGGCGCTGTGCGAGGGGCCGATCAACGCCATCGGCTATGTGTGGAAAGACCTCGGCGTTTATGGCCTCGAGCAGCTCGGTCTCGGGTATTTCAACGGCTCTACGCCGCAGCCCGTTTGGCCGTATCTGGCAGCGATCTACCCTTATAATGCGCTGGCCTATCAGGGGACGGCCTACGTCTGGGGCGCTGGATATAATCTCGGCGACGCGGCCGCGATCGGCAACCACAATTTCGAGGTCTTTGGTCCCCTGTCCGGGTCAATGTTCACCGGCATCGATGATGCGGACCCAGCGTTGGTCATCCAGGACTTCCTGACCAATGCGCAGTATGGTGTCGGCTTCAATCCGGCGAGCATCGATTCCGTCTCGCTGTTCAGCGGCCCGGGGTCGCTCCACGCCTATTGCGTGGCGATGGGCTACGCCTTTTCACCTGCCCTGGTCAGCCAGGAACAGGCGTCAAGCATCCTGACGCGCTGGCTGCAGATCTTCTCTACGGCGGCAGTCTGGAGCGGCGGTGTTCTCAAATTCATCCCCTACGCCGATACGCAGATTTCCGCCGGCGACGAAGCAACCTACAGCACGCAGCTCTCGGTTCCGATTCCGATCCCGGCCTCATCCGGCGAGACGCTGCCCGCGCTGGTGACGGTCGCAACACCGAGTCAATTTGCATCGGACGGCGGCGTTGTCTACGCCGCGTCTCCGCAGGTGGGCGTCGCGCCCCATGCCTTCACGTTCATTGGCGCGAACATTCCGAGCGCCGCCGGCCAGTATGGAATGAGTGTCCAGGGGACCTATATCTTCGGCCCGGCAGACCAAGGCAAACCTGTCATCATCACTTACACGACCTCGGCGGCTGCAAGCTTCACGCCGAATCTGACGCCGGTTTATGAACTGAGCGACGCCGATTTCGTCGACGAGAAGGACAACAAGGATCCGGTGCAGGTCGAGCGCGTCGACGTCTTCTCGCTGCCGACCATTCAGCGCGTCGAGGTCCTCTCCCGCAGCAATGAATATGCCGCGACGCCGGTTGAGGCGCGCGATCAGGCTCAGATCGAGCTCTTCGGCCCGCGGGTCGGCTCGACCATCCAGGCGCATGAAATTTGCGACGAATTCGTCATGGGTCCGAGGATCGCACAGACGATTCTGCAGCGCCAGCTTTACGTGCGTACCAAGTTCACCTTCAAACTATCCTGGGAATATTGCCTGCTAGATCCGATGGACATCGTCACCATCACGGATTCGAACCTTGGCCTCTCCAACTATCCGGTGAGGATCATCGAGATCGAGGAGGACGACAGGGGCGTGCTCGCGTTCACTTGCGAGGAACTGGTCGCAGGCGTCTCAAATCCGGCGCTCAATCCGAGCGCTGCCTCGACGGGATTTCAACCCAATTGGGGAGTTCCCGCCGTCCCCGTCAACACGCCGTTGATTTATCAGCCGCCGACCACGGTCACTAGCGGCGGAACGCAAATCTGGCTCGGCGCGTCCGGCATCAACGCCGGCGGTCAAAGCCAATGGGGCGGCGCGAACGTCTATATCTCGGTCGATGATGTTACGTATACTCAGATCGGTGTCATCACCGCACCCTTGCGCCAGGGCTTCCTGACGTCCGGCCTCTCGGCCGCCTCGGGATGGGACGCCGTCGATATGTTGGCCGTCAATCTCGCTGAGAGCGGTGGAACGTTGTCCGGAACGAGCCAGTCCGCCGCGCAGAGCGGCGGGACGCTGTCGCTCATCGATCAAGAGCTCGTCGCCTATGAGACGGCGACGCTGACGACCTCGAACAATTACGATCTGACCGGCCTTGCCCGCGGCTGGGGTGGATCGATACCGACGGCGCACTCGAGCGGCGCGTCGTTCTCTCGGCTCGACGGCGCGGTCGTCAAGTATGACGTGCCGACGAATCTCGAGGGCCGCACGCTCTGGTTCAAATTCCAAAGCTTTAACATCATGGGCGGCGGCGGTCAGGATCTGTCCGACTGCGTCGCTTATTCGTTCAACGTCCCCGCGCCCCCGGTCGAGCATCCGATCGCGGCGCAGCTCTTGGGCGGCTTCCCGCTCGATCTCGGCCTGGTCACTTCGGCGTCGACCGTCGCGGACGATTTCGGGTCAGTGGCGTCCGATCCAGTCGTCGACACGATCGATCTCGGCGCGATCACGGTCACAGTGACGCATCCGATCGCGCTTCAACTCGTAAGCGGAACGCCGCTCGACCTCGGGCTAACAACCGGCGCCGTCACGGTTTACGACGACTTCGGGTCGACCAATGACGCGGTGGTCGACTCCATCGACCTGGGGACCGCGCCTTGAGCGAGCAATCGAAAGAACACCTCGTGACGCCGAGGATAATTCAGATCGCGCCCGCCACCACGAATGATTCCTTCTTCGCTCTCTTAGAGGACGGTAGAATTTTGTTCTGGAATTGCTGGGGTCGAACCTGGACTCAGATCGATGGGCCTGCGTTGGGCAGTTTGCGCCGCGGAAAGCGCCACAGTCAGGAGACTAGATTTTGAGCGAGCAGCTTCAACTCCGCCGTGGCACGTCTAGTCAGGTCGCCGCGTTCACTGGCGCGCAGGGCGAGACGGTGATGGACACGACCAACAATCGCCTGGTCGTCAATGACGGATCGACAGCTGGCGGCTGGCCTGCAGCGAAGCTTTCCGAGACCGTCACGAACACCCGTACCGCCGTCAGCGATACCGCCTACACGGTTCTGGCGACGGATCGCACGGTCGCCTATACGGCGCTGACCGCCACACGCGCGGTCACCCTGCCGGCATCGAGCGCCTATCCGACCGGGACTCGCCTGCTCATCGTCGACGAAACCGGCAACTGCAGTTTCACCAAGACGATCTCTTTGACGCCGAACGGCAGCGACACCATCAACGGTGTCACGGGCGCTGCGGCCGCGGCCGTTAACCAGGCCTACGGATTCATCGGCATCGAAAGCAACCAAGCCGGGGAATGGACCATCGTCGATGTCGGTTTCATGCCGGCGACGAAGCTCGAGGCCGCCGCGGCGCACGGCGCGAACATACAGTTCGGCGTCCTGGAGACCGAGGTCACGCTCTCTGGCAGCTCGACCACGGCCAGCGTGCCGATCCGGGCGAATTGTATCGTGCTTGCGGTCGGCGCCTATGTCGTCACCGCGATCACCGGCGCGCCGTCCTATGAGGTCGGCGTCAGCGGCAACCTCACGCAATTCGGCTCCGCTTTGTCGATATCGGCCGGATCGTCGAACTATGGGCTGATCGGGCCGACGGCCTTCTACACGGCGACGAATCTCGTCATCACCGCGACGTCCGGATCGTTCACCGGCGGCCAGGTCAGGTTGTCGATCTCCTACATCGTTTGCAACCCATCGCAGGCATAGTCGCCTCTTGAAAATCTAAAGGATTCACCGCCATGCGGATAACTTACGCTGGCGCGCTTTTGCGCGCCGCCTTGACGGCGCTCGCCCTTACGAGCGCTCTCGACCCCGCTGTCGCGCAAACCTATCAGGATTCCGGCGG